GCAGGGTTTAGTGCCAGTGGCACAATCCAAATAAATTCAGAAATATTCACATACACTGGTAAATCTGCAGGTGCATTCACAGGCGTAACAAGAGCGACGGGTGGTACAACAGCAGCCGATCATGCAGTTACAGATGTGGTTTCTGAAACGTGGACAGTTAGAGATACAGGAAGAACCAACGCTGCACGATACAATTTTGAAAAGTACAACTTTGATGGCAGCGATAAGATAATTTTAGTTGATCAAACAAACGCTCCTACAATATTCAACGCATCATTAACAGCAAGCGATGTAAGTGATAGTTCTGTATCTGGAGCAAAGCACGTGGTTGCTTTCAAGAATCACATGTTCTATTCGGGTATGTCGTCCACGCCACAAGAAGTGGTGTTCAGTGAACCGTTTAATGAAGATGGTTTTAACTCTGGTAGCGGTGCAGGAAGCATCAAGGTTGACGATACAGTTGTTGGATTAAAAGTTTTCCGTGATAATTTATTTATATTTTGTGAAAACAGAATATTTAAAATGGGTGGCAGTTCAGTATCAGACTTTGCCATTGTGCCCGTCACAAGAAACATTGGTTGTATAAACGGGTTTAGTATTCTTGAATTTGCGGGTGACTTGGTTTTCTTGGGTCCAGACGGACTGCGCACAGTTGCTGGTACTGCTCGTATCGGTGACGTTGAGTTGGGTACGATAAGCACCAACGTGCAGCAGTTGTTCAGGGAGAATCTGGATGATGCAGATGCGTTTGTTTCTTTGGTCATACCGGATAAAACACAGTACAGAATATTCTTTTCAAAATCAACAGGCACAGATAGCGCGACTATAGGTGTGATTGCAGTTATGAAAGGTCAGGCGTTTGAGTTTTCTACAATGAAAGGCATACGCCCTGCCTCTGCAGACACTGTTATTGAAGACGGTGATGTTATTGTTTTGCATGGCGGTTTTGATGGGTTTGTTTACAGGCAGGAGAAAGGCAACACGTTTGACGGCACACTCATAAATGCGAAGTACAGAAGCCCAGATTTAAGTATGGGTGATCCGGGTGTTCGTAAACATATGCAGCGTGTCAATGTAAACTATGCACCAGAATCCACCATCGATGCTGACTTATTTGTTCGATACGATTATGAATCAAACACATCAACAAGACCTGCTGCGTACCCCTTAGATAGTACAAATGTTGCAGGTATCTATGGCACATCGATATACGGTAGTGCTGTGTACGGTGGACCTTCACAGCCTATCGTTAGAAAAGCAGTGGAGGGTTCAGGGTTTGCAGTTGCTTTGCGGGTAGAAGACGGGGCAACCGCCACAGCCCCATATACTCTAAAAGGGTTTCAATTAGAATTTCAAGTGGGAGCGAGAAGGTAAATGGGCGCAAATTATACACGGCAGTCCACATATACTGACGGTGATACGATCAGTGCTGCCGATACCAACGATGAATTTGACCAACTGCTTGCGGCGTTTGCAGCAAACACAGGACATACCCACGATGGTACGACAGGTGAAGGTGGACCAATTACATCTCTGTTTACAAATGCAGTAACATTTGGAACCGGAGCAGACACTGATATATCTGTAACGTTCGATGCAAACAGCAACGACGGCGTTATCACGTGGATGGAAGATGAAGATTACTTCCAGTTCTCAGATGAAATATTGATGACCACGACAGAAAAGATTCTGTTTCGTGACACGGCACTGTCCATAAGTTCGTCCACTGACGGACAGCTTGATATTGATGCCGATACAGAAGTTGAGATTACTGCACCTCTTGTTGAGATGTCTGCAGATGCAACAGTGGGAGATGACTTTACGTTGAAGTCTGATGCCGCTGTTCTTGGTTTTGGGGCAGATACAGACGTAACTTTGACGCACGTTGCCGACACAGCTTTATTGTTAAATAGTTCCCGGCAACTACAGTTTGGTGATAGCGGTACGTACATTCATCAATCAGCCGATGGTGTGCTTGACCTTGTATCTGATACAGAGATAGAAATAAATGCTACCACAATAGACATCAACGGTAACGCGGAAATTTCAGGCACGTCCACGCTCACAGGTAACGTAACTCTTGGTGGTCAGTTACGTATGCCAGACAACACAGCCAGCAAGTTGCTTATCGCAGATGGCACTAGCTACGAAGAAAAGGCTGTTGGTGATTTATCAGAAATATCAACTGTAGCAAATGACGATGTGTTTCTTGCCGTAGATACATCTGGCGGCGGTCTTAAAAAAATTCAACGAAGTGCCATAGTTGCAGGGCTTGCAACATCAGGAGCGATATCTAATGTGGTTGAGGATTCGACTCCGCAACTTGGTGGCAATCTAGATATGAACGGTAACGACATTGTTACCACATCCAATGCTGATATTGAACTTGCCCCCAATGGCACAGGTCATGTTACGATTAAGGGCAATACCAATCAAGGCACTCTCCAACTTAACTGCGAAAACAATTCTCACGGTCAACAGATAAAAGCTGCGCCACACTCAGAGAGCGCTAGTAATGTATTAACTCTTCCTAGCACTGGTGGCGATGCTAGATTAGTATCAACATCTTCGACCGCTACACTTACAAACAAAACTATTGATGCCAGTCAACTTTCTGGCACGGTCGCCAATGCACGTCTTGATGCACAACTGCAGGATGTGGCTGGTCTTGCTGTTACAGACGGTGGTTTTATTGTTGGCAACGGTTCAAACTTTGTGCTTGAAACGGGTGCTACTGTACGTTCATCTCTTGGATTAGCTGCCTCTGCAACAACAGATACAACTGACGCAAGTAACATTGGTTCAGGAACATTAGCCGCTGCTAGGATGGCCGCTGCACAGACAGCTATTACATCCCTGCTTGCAACAGATATTAAGATTGGTGAAGATGACGAAACCAAAATTGATTTTGAGACTGCAGACGAAATACATTTCTATGCTGCAAATGCTGAACAGGTATTTGTATCGGATGGCGTGTTTGGTCCACAGACAGATAGTGATGTTGACTTAGGTACAACAGGTGCAAGGTTTAAAGACGCTTTTGTTGACAGTGTGACTGTTACGGGAGATGTGGCTGTAGGTGATGATGTCACAGTGGCAGGTAGGGCATCTGGGCACGTGACTACAGATAATGATGGCAGCTTTGATTTATCAGTCGGCAACGATTTCAAATGCACACCTAGTGGTAACTTTACCCTTACGTTTACAAATGCGACCGCTGGGCAATCTGGAAATATATTATTAATTAACAGTGGGGGTCATACTGTATCAGCACATGCTGACGTAGCAATCAACGCTACTGCTTTAACAGCACTCACAACGGCTGGCACATATCATCTTGGTTATTACTGTAGCGCATCATCAGGCAATAATACTATAGCCGTGTCCGCATCAGGAGCTTTGACTTAATGAGTTTAATTAAATCCAATCTTGGTGGATTAGGTGGTTCTGGTGCGCCGGGCGGTTCGCTGGGTTCATTCTTTAGTCACACCATTGATAATTCTGCACGGTTTTCGGATGCTGGTAACACAAACTTAATATTTACACCCGGAACTCCAAGCAGCACATCAGTCTGGACAATGAGCGTCTGGATGAAAAAATATAACCCAGACGCTGGTCAAGCTACAAATGAATTTTTTAGTGCTGGGGGCGGTTCTGCTTATACTTTTTTCGCTTTTAACGCCTCTCAATACTTTGCCGCAGCAACGGAACAAAGTGGCACTAAAAATAAACTCTGGTATAATCGAGCGTATAGAGACCCAGCAGCATGGTTTCATCTTGTTCTGAGGTCTGATTTAGGACAATCAACACAAGCTGATAGACTTCGCCTTTACATCAATGGAGAGTTACAAACCCACACATCTGACGGTATAACCATGTCATCTTGGTCATATGTAAATGCAAGCGGTGTTACGCAAAACTGGGGCGGTAAGACTGGCTCAGCGAATGGCAATCCGGGTTGTGACTTTTATTTAGCAGATATTAATTTTACTGATGGTCAAAGTTACGAACCAACAGAATTTGGTGAAACAAAAGATGGAGTGTGGATTCCTAAAAACCCATCTGTAACTTATGGAAACAATGGTTATCGGCTTGAGTTCAAACAAAC